GTGCAGTAAACGCCGCTGGTGATTGGGTCGGTCAGCAGGCTCAAAATGTCGGCAACACTGTCGGCCAGGCCGCTCAGGGCGTCGGTAAGTGGGTCGGTCAGCAGGCTCAAAATGTCGGCAATTCTGTCGGCCAGGCCGCTCAGGGCGTCGGTAAGTGGGTCGGTCAAGCCACTCAGGATGTAGGCGGAGCTGCTAATAAAGCTGCTGAAGGTGCTAAGGGATTTCTTAACAGTGCCGGGCAGTGGGTGAGCGGTGCTGCCAATAACGTTAAGAGCACTGCCTCGAAAGCCGCTTCTGATGCCAAAAAGGGCGCTTCCGGTTTCCTAAACAGCGCTGGCCAGTGGGTTAGCAATGCCGCCGGTAACGTGAAGAACGCAGCTCAAAATGTCGGCAATACAGTTGGCCAGGCCGCTCAGGGCGTCGGTAAGTGGGTCGGTCAGCAGGCTCAAAATGTCGCCAATTCTGCTCCGGTGCAGGCTGTTGGTCGGTTCGTTGACCAGAATATTACTGGCAATACTGATCGCGCTGCAGCTCAGGGCTATCAGCAGATTGCTGAAAATCTTGCTGACAATCATCACTCCCAGAAATGGGAAGATGCCGCGAAGAGAGCTCAAGAAAGAGCCGACAACACTCTCTTTGGACGTGTCGGAACGGCTGCAAATGCCGTAGGTCAGGCAGCTCAAAATGTCGGCAATTTCGTCGATCAGAATATTACCGGCAACAGTGCGAGAGCTGAGGCAAATCGCTACAATACTTTCGCACAAAACCCGAATATGGACAGCGTGCAACAGCTCATGAACCAGAGAGCAGCAGAAAACGCTCAGGCTCGAGCCGATAACACTCTCTTTGGTAGTGTCGGAAATGCTGCTGGTGCCGTAGGCGATTGGGCCCGTAACGTTCCCGGAAACATCGCTGATGCTGCTCGAGGCGCAGGCGATTGGGCCGGTCAGGCTGCTCAAAATGTGGGTAATGCAGTATCCGGAGCTGCCGGATGGGTTGGTGACAGAGCTCGTGAAGTCGCTAATGGTCCGGTAGGGCAGTTTGCTGGTAACGTTGCTCAGGGGGTTGGGCAATTCGTAAATGGCATAGAAAATGCCAGGCTACAGCCCAAGATTCAGGCTGCAACACAGCAGGTGCTCGACAACTATACGCAGTATCTGCAGGATCATCCTGAGAATCTTCAGAGTCCGCAGCATGCGGAATGGCTCAGGGAGCAGATTAAGAACGATCCCCAGCTCAGAGCCTACTATGAGCAGTACATAAGGCATTCCGCCCTCGACGAAAAGCCCGACGGCGTTTCCGATGCCTTCTGGGAGAAGTTCACCGCAGATGGCGGGACCAGGGAAGACTACGAACGCGACTGGCGATAAATCAAAATAACTGTAGGTGATCCATAATGCCAAAATTCATTGACAGGCTGCAACATGCCTGGAATGCGTTTCGGGGGAGAGACCGTCCCTCGAGCAAGGAGTTAGGGTCTGGCAGTTACTATCGCCCGGACCGCAGAGTCAGTGTACTGCGAGGCAACGACAAGTCCATTGTCACTTCGGTGATTAACCGTATTTCAGTGGATGTTGCGTCTGTCAGCATCCTTCACGCAAGGGTGGACAGCAATGGAAACTATGTGGACACCATCAAAGATAGCTTGAATGATTGCCTGACCCTGGACGCGAATATCGACCAGACTGGTCAGGCTTTTTTTATCGATCTGGCTTCCACGATGCTTTCCGGCGGATGCGTTGCAGCGGTTCCGATTGAAACGTCAATCGACCCAAACATTTCTACGAGTTATGAGATACAATCGATACGTGTTGGCTTTGTTACACAATGGTTCCCTAAATATGTGCAGGTAAACGTCTATAATCAGCTGACAGGATTGAGAGAAGAGATCGTCGTGCCCAAAGAGCAGGTGGCGATCGTTCAAAATCCCTTCTACGACGTAATGAACGAGCCAAACTCGACATTACAGCGATTGATCCGAAAGCTGAGTTTGATGGATTCAGTCGACGAACAGATCAGTGCTGGAAAACTGGATATGATCATTCAGTTGCCCTATACGATTCGGTCAGAGGCCAGGCGAGAACAGGCCGAGCATCGCAGAAAAGACATAGAAATGCAGCTGCGGGACTCAAAGTATGGAATCGCCTACACCGATGCCACCGAAAAGATCACTCAGCTTAACCGTCCACTTGAAAACAACCTGCTGAACCAGATCGAGTATCTCACAAATCAGCTCTACAGTCAGCTTGGCATCACGCCGGAAATCCTTAACGGAACAGCGACTGAAGAGACCATGCTGAATTATTTCAATCGAACTGTCGAGCCAATTCTCACAGCAATTACCGATGAATTCAAACGAAAGTTCCTCACCAAGACTGCCCGCACTCAGGGGCAGTCAATTTTGTTTATCAGGAATCCGTTCAAGCTTGTACCGCTTAGCAAGATCGCTGAGATCGTTGACAAGTTCACGGCCAACGAGATTCTGACTTCAAATGAAATTCGAGGAATTATCGGGTATCGTCCCGTTGAGAATGACCGTGCCAACCAGCTGATCAACAAGAACATCAATCCTCTTGAGATGCAGGGAGTGGAAGACCCCACACTGGCACTGCCCGACGGAAATCAAAATGAGACCTACTTTGTTGACGAGAATCAGGGCGGATCGATTATGGACCGCATCGGCGATATGCCTGTATCCGAGTTCAACGCCATGATTATGCAGCAACAAGGTCCGCCTGATTAAAACTGGAGGTAACATTCATGGCCGAAAAATTTGATTTCGGCGGATACGCTACCAAAAACGATCTCAAGTGTGCAGATGGAAGGACGATTCGCCGCAACGCCTTTAAGGAATGTGACGGCATTACCGTTCCTCTTGTTTGGCAGCATGAGCACGATGATCCTTCCAAGGTTCTGGGCCATGCGTTGCTTGAGAATCGCGATGATGGTGTATACGCGTATTGCAAATTCAACAATACCAAAGCTGGCCAGACGGCTAAGGAGCTGGTGCTGCATAAGGACATCAAATCCATGTCTATTTATGCCAACAAGCTCGTTCAGAAAGCCAGCGACGTGGTTCACGGTGTGATCCGAGAGGTCAGTCTGGTACTGGCCGGAGCAAATCCCGGTGCTGTGATCCGCGATCTGTCCTTCGAGCATTTCGATGACGAGGACAGCGAGTTCGAAGCCTGGATTCACAACGACGAGAACATCGTCCTGGCGCATTCTGCCATTCCTGCAGCGGCTCCTATTCCCGCTCCTGTGCAGATGCCTCAGTATGCTCCGAACTATATTCCTGCTGCGGCTCCCATTCCTGTTCAGATGCCGCCTGCCAACTATCTGGCACATACCACTGCACCGGCACCTGCACCGCAGAAGGAAAAAACTATGGAAGACGTCATGAACAGCATGGACGAGGACCAGCAGAATCTGCTGCTTTACTGCGTCCAGGAAGCACTCAAACAAGGCACTCAGGAAAATGACACTGAAGACGCCAACAAGGAGGAAGAAGATATGTCTCACAATCTTTTCGAAAACCAGGGCACTAACAACACTGTTCTGATCCATGATGCCCTGCACACCGTTCTGGAGGACGGAAAGAAGTACGGCACTCTGAAGGAGTCCTATGAGCATCACCTGAATGAGGGCGTTCTGGCCCACATCGATACTACCGGTATGGAAACTTCCACTGGTGATCAGACCTATTTCGTGAACGATCCCAGTTTCCTGTTCCCCGAGGCCAAGTCGCTGAACAATCCGCCTGAGTGGATTAAGCGCGACATGGACTGGGTCCAGGAGGTCATCGGCAAGACTCATCACACTCCCTATTCCCGCATCAAGAGCGTCTTCGCTGACATCACTGAGGACGACGCCCGTGCGAAGGGTTACATCAAGGGCAAGCAGAAGGTTGAAGAGGTCTTCACCCTGCTGAAGCGTACCACCACGCCCCAGACCGTGTACAAGAAGCAGAAGCTGGATCGTGACGATATCCTGGATATCACCGATTTCGATGTGGTCGCCTGGATCAAGTCTGAGATGCGGATCATGCTGAACGAGGAAATCGCTCGCGCCATCCTGATCGGCGACGGCAGGAATCCCCTGTCCGACGACAAGATCTCCGAGGATCATGTGCGTCCTATCGCCACTGACAAGCCGCTGTTCACTATTCAGCAGACAGTGACTGTCGGTGCTTCCGAAGAGGCCACTGCCAAGAACTTCATGAAGGCTGCTCTGCGCGCTCGCAAGGACTACAAGGGCTCCGGCAATCCCACTCTGTTCACCACCGAAGAGGTTCTGACCTCCATGCTGCTGATCGAGGACGGCATCGGTCACATGATGTATCGCACCGAGGCCGAGCTGGCCACCGCGCTGCGCGTGAAGAACATCGTCACCGTTCCCGTGATGGAAGGCGTCAAGCTGGACAGCAACGCCAACGAGCTGATGGGCATCATCGTCAACCTGTCCGACTACAATGTTGGCGCTGACAAGGGTGGCGAGATCAACATGTTCGACGACTTCGACATCGACTTCAACCAGCAGAAGTACCTGATCGAGACCCGCATCTCCGGCGCTCTGATCAAGCCCTACTCTGCCATCGTGCTGAAGAAGCCTGTTTCTGCTAACCCCTGAGTTAGTCTAAACTAAATCAAAATGGGAGTGACATAACGCATGGCAAAGTTTTACGGAGCCGTTGGATACATAGAGACACGGGAAACAGGCCTTGATATTTACGAGAATGTTCCTGTTGAAAAGATGTATAGGGGCGATGTTGAGGAGATCGGCAGACGTCTGGAAAATGGTGAGGGCATAAACGACGATGTGAAAATTAACAATCGCGTTAGCATCGTGGCAGATGCTTATGCCTACCAGCACATGCATGCCCTGCGTTATGTCAAATGGATGGGGGTTGCTTGGAAGGCCGAGTCGGTAACTGCCAAGCGCCCTCGTCTTATTATCACACTTGGAGGTGTATACAACGGTGAAGTCGCGACAAATCCTTAGCGATCGGCTAAACGCTCTATGCAAGCATGTATACTTTCAGCC